ACGTAGACGCCGTGCTTACGGAAGATCGGGCCGACCGCGTCAAGACCGGCCCCGCACAGTTCAACTTTCGAGGCATCGACGGCGTCCTGAACGCGGTCGGCCCGATCTTCCGTAAGCACGGCGTCTACGTCGCCCCGATCGGTGTCGACATCCTCGCGACCGAGCACAACCCGACCAAGTCGGGCGGCAAGATGAAGGACGTCACGATCTCCGTCACGTGGCGCGTCACTGGCCCCGCCGGAGACCACTGGACCGGCGTCAGCCTCGGCGAGGGATCCGACGCCGGAGACAAGGCGATCAGCAAGGCCCACAGCGTCGCCTACCGCACGTTCCTGATCCAGTCGCTCGCCTTGCCGACCGACGAGCCCGACCCCGATCACACCATCTACGAGCGCGCCAACGAGACCGCACCGGCACCGGCCCCGAAGGACTGGGGTCCGTTCCTCGCGGCGGCCGAGTCGAAGACCACCGAGGCGGAGCTGCGCGAGATCTGGGACGCGGAGCCCGGAACCGAGTTCGCCCCGCAGTGGGTGACCGACCGGTTCAGTCGCGCGATCGCCAACGTACGCGCCGCCGCCCCGGCCGCCGCGCCGCAGGCCCCGCAGTGACCGAAGCGACGTACGCGCTCGGGGACCGGGTGACCTTCACCCGGTCCCTGCACCGCACCACCCGCGACCCGAGCCACTGGCCCGAGCAGGCAGGCCGCCGGGCTAACGCCAAGGTCTGGACCACCGAACGGTGGCTAGGCGACATCTCGCCAGCGGAGCCACGGCCCGGAATCGTCGTCGGGAAACGCACCCTCGCGAACGGACTCCACATCTGGGGGTCCTACGAGGACCCCGACACGTTCCGGCCGATCGAGCATTTCACCGCCTACCTGATCGCCTACGACTTGCGCCGCAGCCCGGTCTACGTCCTGCCCGAGCACATCACACCCACCACACAGGAGAACACCGATGACGAGTAACCCGAGCCCCTACAACATGGGCGAGATGTACCTCATCGACATCGACGGCGAGCACCTCCGCGCGATGCGAACCACCGACACCGCCCTCCCGTGGGTCGCCGAGGACGGGGCCCTCTACGCCGACGAATACAACGTGGTTCGCCGCCTCGTCGTCATCGACCCCGGCGAGGAGCAGGAGATCGTCGGGCCCGAGGTCGACCTCTCCAACATCGAGGGCGGATACGTCGAGATCGACGGGCTCGGATGGGTCCCGATCGCCGAATACGAGAAGGTCGCCGCCGCGACCACCGAGGCAGCCGACCGGCTCGCCGCCCTCACCAAGGCATCCGAGTTCACCCGCTCCGACGGGACCGCCCCGTTCAAGCTCTCGCAGACCCCCGAGCACGCCCAGACCCGCCGCGTGATCGACGCCGCTAAGTGGGTGCTGACCGGTGAGTGACGTCCACAACTTCCGCACCGCCGACGGCTGCCTAGTGCAGACCAGCCCGGCCCCCGACTACCTCGGCCCCGGGCACATCCTGACGCTGTCCATGACGGGCAAGCACGACGCCCGCCGCGTGTCGGTGCACCTGCGCCCGGACGAGATCGGGCAGATCTCCGACGGCTACCACACGTTCAACGAGCTGTACCGATATCGGATGCTCTACCACGCCGCTTACGTCAGCACCCGCCACCGGATCGAGGTGGATTGGCTGAACTACCGGAAGTCGATCGACTCTGATTTCGAGCCGGTGCCGACCACCGTCAAGAGCTGGCGACACAGCGACGGTGAGGAGTGTTTCGGCGGCGGATGGTTCATCGTCGTCACGCAGCTCCCGACCGGCCAGATCTCCAACCATTACGAGGCCGATCACTGGACTCTGTTCGAGGTGCCGGAGGTCGAGAACGCGCCTGAGTGGGACGGACATACTCCCGCGCAGGCCGCCGCCCGGCTAGAGGCGATGCTGCGTCATGGCTGACACGTCCTGGATCGACGCACCTCGGCCCGAGCCGCCCGACCCGGCCGAGGTCGTCGCCCAGTTCTGGATTCCCGGGAAGCCGGTTCAGCAGGGGTCGAAGAACGTCAGCAGCAAGGGCAAGGTGTACGAGGCCGCCAAAGGACACAAGGAGTGGCGTCGGACCGTCTCCGACGTCGCGGCGCTCTACGTGCTCCGCAACAGGCTCCAGCCGTTCACACAGGCCCGGGTGTGGGCGACGTACGTGTTCCCCCGACCCAAGGCCCACTACCGGGCGAACGGCGAGATCAAGCCGCAGTACCTCGACGCGCTCCACATCGTCTACCCCGACCGGGACAAGCTCGACCGGTGCCTGAACGACGGGCTCACCCAAGGCGGGATCATCGTTGACGACTCCCGGATCTACGCCGGGACGTCGAGGAAGATCTACGTCAACCCGGATGTGCCGAACCCGGGATGTCTGGTCACGATCCGGCCCTAGACCGGGCTAGATACGCCGAGAACCCGGCCCTCACGACCCGGGCCGGGTTCTCGGTTGGCCACCGGTGAACACACCACATGAACACATGATCAGTAACCACCGAAAGGATACCAAGATGCGAACCCCGACGCGGAAGCCCTGCGATCGAGAGCCTGACCTGTGGTTCAGCTCCGACCCGGCCGACCAGTACGAGGCCGCGCAGGCGTGTTCGTTCTGCCCGTTCGCGATCTCGTGCGAGAAGTTCGGTTCGGACGAGATTTACGGCGTGTGGGGTGGCCGGTTGCGTGGCCACACCAAGACTCGGCGTCAGCCGAGGCCGAAGCTGTGTGCGTACGCCGAGTGCGGGAAGGAGTTCATCACCGCGACCGCCTCGGCGAAATACTGCACCCCGGAGTGTCGCGATCTCGCGTTCGATGCTCGCCGCCGCGCGGCGTACGCAGCGCAGGCGAGGTGTGCGTTCGAGCCGTGCCGGAAGCGGTTCACGCGCAAGATGAAGTCTCAGCGGTTCTGTTCGCCCGAGTGTGGCCGGTTGAACAAGCGGGCGGCGGCCAAGGAAGCGGCGCGTCAGATCCGGGAGAACGAGCACCTGCGCGAGCTGTTGGACGCGGTGTCGTGATGCGGTGGCCTGCGACTCGGGAGCAGGTCTCGCGCGCGTTCGGGTGGGTGACGTTCGGGCTGGTGTGTGTGGCGTTGGGGTGGTGTCTCGTGCTGTGGTTCACCCACCCCCGTGGTTGACAGGCAGTGTTCTAGTCGCTAGGGTTGAGGAACACCACACACCACAGGAGACACCATGGCCACCATCGTTCACACCCGCGACACCGGCACCGAAAACCTCATCGTTCTCAGCACCACCGAGGCAGCCGAGGAGTTCCTCGACGGGCTCGCCGACCGATACGAGGGCCTACCCGGTGTGCAGGCAGAACGCACCACACCCACCACCCTCACGATCACAGGCAACATCATCGGCGAGGGAACCCGCGTCGTATCCACCTACACCATCAACCCACAGGAGACCCTCAATGACTGACACCACCGCCGCGCAGGGCCTCACCCGCGAGGGCACCCCGCGCAAGCGGCACCGCTTCGCCGTCCCCTCGACCTGGATCGCCGAAAAGACCGGCTACGGCCGCACGGGGATCTACCGGATGCGGACCGAGCACGACACCCGCCCCCCGACGATCGCCCGCATGAAGCGCATGGCCGACACCCTCGGCTGGTCCCGGACCGCCCAGATGGAAGCCATGGACGCCGGACGCTGGATCGAGGAGTTCGAGCGCGTCGTTCTCGACCTCTACACCAAGGAGCAGAAGGGCCGTGGCTAAGAACGACCTGGAGTTCGTCGGCCTCCGCAACATCACACAGGAGCTGAACGAGAACCGGCGGTGGGTCCAACTGGACCCACCCCGGACCGTCCTAGTCGTAGCCACACCCTCGGGCCGGATTCGCGAGATCCCGCTCGCGAACGCGCAGCTCTCCAATCTTCTGCGCGCCGCCGCGACCATCGCCGGGCAGAAGCTCGACCAAATCCACTCACCGGAGACGAACACACCATGACCACCGAACACGCCACCCCGGCCGCCGCCGACGGCGGCATTGACTCGATAGCGCTTCCGTGCTCACTCGGCCGCGACCAGGAAGCCCGCGAGGGCCTACAGCGCGAACTGTGGGTCGCCGATATCGACTCCACCACCGAACCCCTTCGGGTCGCGATCGACTACACCAACACCGCCGACGACACCACCCCACAGGAACTCGGCTGGTTCGACCTACGCACCGCCGTCCGCCAGCTCGCCGAGTTCGCGCCCGATCTCGTCGTCATCCGCCGCGAGGACCTCCCCGAGGTCACCATCACTCAGCACGCCACCGAGCCGACCACATGCACCGTCGACATCGGCGGCGTACGACGATTCTCCGGGGCCGACTGGAGCCACCACAGCACTGACGCAATGCACCTGCGGAGCCAGCTCACCGAGGCCCGGATGAAGCTCGCCACCGCCGAGAGCACCATCGAGCACCAGCGCGGCCGGATCCAGACACTCACCGACGCGTGCCAGCGGAAGAACGGCGACGTCGAGCGCTACGCCAACGAGCGGGCTACCGCGATCGAGGCGCAGCGCGCCGCCGAGGAGGAGACCGCCGACATGCGCGCCCGATGGGCGGCGTACGCGACCGCTCTCGCCCGGCTGGAGAACACCACCACGCCGCAGGTCATCGGGAAGAACGTCGTCATGCGGCACGAGACCTACACCAAGTTGGAGAGCCAGCGCGACCAGCTCGCCGAATCGTGGGTCACCTCCGACGAGCATGAGAACGTCGTCACCCGGATGACGACCGAGACTCAGGGTCTCCGCAGGTCCAACGCCGACGTGACCGCCGAACGGAACGCGACCCTCGACCAGCTCGACCAGGAACGCAAGGACCACGAGGAGACCCGCAACGAGCTGCGCGCCATGACCGCACACGCCCGGAAGTGGCAGCGGTTCGCCGCCGTCATCGAACTCATGGAAGACGCCAACTACGCCGAACTGATCATCGACGGCGTACGCATCACCCCAGCCGACGGCGTCCGGACCAAGGCGACCAAGGAATGAGCGACCCGACCGAGGCGCAGCGCACCGACAACACCGACCTCCGGGCGATCATCGAGGAGTGGGGAGGGACACAGATAGACCGGGCCCACGCCTCGGCGATCGTCGCCGCGATCGTCGCCAAGGGCTGGGTTGGTCCCCGCCGGATGCGCACCATCGAGCGGCTACAGGCTGTCGCGATCTCCGACTGGGAAAGCGCCTACGGCGAGCTGCGCGACAAGCTCGCCGACATCCGTACGACCTGGGGCAACGTACAACGCGGGTGGATGGTCCCCCGCGACGTCGCCGACGCTATGAGAAAGGCATTCAAGTGAACACCCTGACTAAGGTCACCCTGTCCATCATCCTCACCGCCACGACCGCACTCGCCGGAGTGATCGCGCTTCCCGCGAACGCGGCCGTCGGCACCTACACGATCCTGATCGGCGACTCGCTCGCCAACTACGGTAAGGACGAACTCCAGGGCTACCGGCCGACCTGGGAAGTCGACGCGATCAACGGCAGCAGCCCGGCCACCCTCGCGGGCCGGATCGATGCCGCCGTTGCCGACCACAGCGGGCAGCACCCCCGCAACATCATCGTTGAGCTAGGGACGAACTACTCCTCATCGTTCACGCCCTCCGACTACCGCATCGTCCGAACCAAGCTCCCCAGCAGCCGGATCGTGTTCGTCACCCCCGGCCGCGACCCGTTCATCGTGGGTGCCGAGTCGGCCCGGCTGGCCGCCGCTTATGCCTACTACATGATTCGGCTCGCGAACGTGGATGACCGGATGTGCATCGTGCCGTGGGCCGAGGCTGTGGCGGCATCGCCGTGGCTGCTGCGCGCCGACGGCGTTCACGCTACCCCCGAGTCCGAGGACCGTTGGGCCCGCGAGGTCGTCCAGGGCGTAGACGCGTGCGCCACGACCGAGCCGTGAGCGGGGCACCGGTGAGCGATACCCCAGCGGAGACCGACGACCAGCGCGCCGAACGTGTCGCGGCTTGGGCCGAATACCGCAACACCTACGGCGTGAGCGAGCGCGACATGATCACCGCACACAAGGCATTCATGGCCGGATGGGCGGCGCGGGGCGACGCGACGACGGTCGAGGCGGGGCCGCTGCGATGACGACCGTTGACGCGCTCCAGCTCCGCCGCTACCTCGGCCGCAAGTCATGGGGCCCGCCGGTGCCGTACGGCCCCGACGGGTGGAAGCTCCTCGCCCACGTGGACGGGTTCGTGTGCTCGATCGTCGTCTCGACGGCCTACTACGACGGGGCGGAGTGGACACACGCATCACGCACCGGGCCCGGCCGGGTGCCGACGTACGCCGAGATGGTCAGCCTGCATCATGCGGTGTGGGGCGACGAGGGGTACTCCTACCAGGTGCAGGCCCCGGCGGCGCAGCACGTCAATTTCCACGAGCACGCGCTACACCTGTGGGGCCGCGCCGACGGCCGCCCGGTGCTTCCCGAGTTCGGTCGGTTCGGGATGATCTAGGCTCACGCGGCACCGATGGTTAGGGGCTCCTAAGTTCACCCCATCCAAGGAAATCGAGAGATGGACATAGGGCTGTCGGTGCCGTGTGGTAGGGCCCGGTTCTCTTACGAGGACCGGGCCCTGATTCTTTACCGTCGGGGTTGGGGGGGTGATCGCGGCGGCCGCACCTATGAGTTGGGTAGTCCCCTCGGCCGCCAGCGGGGGCTAGAACGGTCGAGGGGACCGGGTTCAGCGTAACGCCCCCGGTAGTTGACAGGTGGTCAACGGGTGGGTATGTTGTACCCATGCACACCACCACCGAGAACCACCCCGCCGCCGCGACCATCGACCAGATCGACCGCGAGAACCTCCAGAAGTCACACGATGCGTTCTACGCCCTGACCCCCGCCGAACAGGAGCGCCTGCGCCGCGAGGTCTACGCCGAGGTCGTCCTCGGCCAGGACGCCCCCACCTCCGCCGACTGCGCCACCTGCGGAGCCTCCCACGTCTTCGACACCCTCGCCGACGCCGAGGAGTGGCAGACCGACCACGGCGACCTTGGCCACCGCGTCGAGATCACCACCATCTGATGCCCGGACAGGACGGCATCGACGCCGCACACATCGCGCTCTGGAGCCGCGACGCCGACAAGCGTTGCGGCACCTGCGCCGACGACCCCGACAACCACCAAGGCGACCGGCTCACGTTCGTCTGCCTGAACTGCCGCATCCTCCTACTCGTCGCCGAGATCGAGCGGCTCACCCGGTGGAAGAACGAGGCACTGCCCGTCATCAGCGGATTGCAGGAACTCGGCCGCGCCCTCGATCTCCAGCTCGGCCGCTCCATCACCGGCCCCGACGCCCTCGCCGCCGTCGAACAGCTCCAGAAGTCCCACGAGCACGACGGACGCGAGATCGCCCGGCTCCGCGAGGAAGTACGCCGCGCCCGCGTCGAGGCCGCCGCCGCTCGCGTCAAGGGCAAGCCGTGAGCGCCGATCTGCGGTTCACGGCCCGAGAGTCCGCGACCTACAACGCCCTCACGCCCGCACAGCGCGAGGAGTTCCACCGCCTCACCGACGCCGGACAGCCCGTCCCCGCCGCCCTCTATGCCGCCCGCCAGATCCTCACCGACCAGGAGTAGACCACCCCATGCCACGCCTCGAATTTGTCCAGCTCGACCGGCCCAACGGCGACCCCGTCCTGATCAACATCAACCTCATCAAGGCGATCGAGCCCGAGAGAAACGAGACCCGCGACGGATCCCGGATCTACCTCGGCGGCCTCGATTTCGTGGTGACGATGCCGTTCCCGAGGCTGCTGTCCCTGATCGAGCAGATCGGTAAGACCCGATGAAGGTCTACGGAACGCTCCTCATCGCCAAAACCAGTTGGCCCACCACGGCCCGACAGGCCCGCGTCATCGTCGCCGCCCGCTCGAAAACCGAGGCAGCCCGCATCCTCGGAATGTCGCTGTACGAGTTCAACCAATACGGATCGGTGTCGTGGAATGCCGAGGAGAACGAAACTGCGATGTCCAAGCCGGGAACCCCGTTCGTGCAGAAAGCGGAATCGGGGCCTGATCGGCTCGTCTATGCCGAGGTGGTCCTGTGACGACGACGCCCGACCAAGCCGACCGGATCCGGCGGATCCGTTCCGCTGTCCAGGAAGCCGCCGAACTCGCCGTGCTCGGTGTCTCCGCCGGAGATGTCGAGGAGGTCATGATGCGGCACAGCTCGATCGGTCTGTCGATCCCCGAGCTGCGTCACGCCGTGACCCTGCTCCACAACGTCACCATCACCCTGCCCGTCACCCTGCCCGAGCTGAACCAGGAGAACACCCCATGACCCGTCTCGCCCTCGCCGTCGGCGCGCTGCTGCTCGCGCTCACCGGCTGCGCCACCACTACCAGCGAGCACGCCCCGCAGGGCGACCCGCAACGGGTCGTCTCCCCCGCCGACCACCCCGAGGCGACCGCCGACCAGACGCAGGCGTTAGAGGCAGCGCAGGCGTACCTGACGATGTCCTACATGTCGGCGGAGGGCCTGCGGAAACAGCTCGCGTTCGACAAGCACCCCGCCGCCGCGATCAGGTACGCCATGAAGAACGTGGAAGCCGACTGGGACACCGAGGCCGAGGAAGCGGCCGGGGTCTACATGGACGCTGGCATGGGGATGTCCAAGGAGGGCCTACGCGAACAGCTCCGGTTCGACGGGTTCACCAAGGCACAGGCCGACCGCGCGATTGAGCGGACCTGGGGCAAGCACTAGACTCGCCGCCGAGTGCCGATCACTCACCACATCGAAGCGGCCCCCCTCCACATCGGGAGGGGGGCCGCTGTCGTTCGCCGACCTACGACAGGTCGTGGTCGACCAGAGCCTGACGAACGAAACAGTCCGAGGCTTCCATCAGCTTCCGCATCCCGGCTGACTTCTCAGCGCCGGAGCCGAGTTGGAGATACATCGCCTCGGCGAGGACGGCGATCTGACGTTTGATCTCCCGCAGCTCGGGATGCCGAAGGTGCTCGTACCCGAAGTGCCGCAGGGCGAGTTCCTTGCCGGTCAGCTCACGCTGTACGGGCGCGGTCGCCGGGTCCTGTCCGTGCTCGCTCATCACACCGCCTCCGGTCCCGTGAACCACTTACCGATGCCCCGGGCTTTCAGCGAGAGGGGATCCGGGGTCCCGGCCCGCCCCGACTTCTTCGACGCGGGCAGGTTGTCCTCGAACTGACGCCACGCCTTGAGCGTCACCGGCCCAACGTACCCATCACGCGGCACGCCGAGGGCCCACTGAATCCGGGCGACCCCGTGGAACCGCTGAACCTTGCCCTCGCGGACACCCTGCGCGATCTGAAACTGCTCCTGAACCTTGTTCAGATCGGAGATGACATCCGGGTTCCACGACCACGGCTTGACCCCGAGGATCGTTCCGTTCCGGATCTTCTCCGCGACCCGGTGGACCGCAGCAGCGTTCTTGATGACCTCGAAATGCATCTCATCGGCCCGGTTGACATAATCGCCCCCCCAGCGGATGACGCCCTCCAGCTCCCGCAGGATCGCCCGGATTGCGGTGACCTGCTTCGGGGTGAACGTGTCGCGCTTCCCGAGCACATGGGCCGGAGCGTTGAAGTCGACGGCCGTAGCTGACGCGTGGTTGCTGTAGACGGTCGAGGAGCCACGGACCGGACGCGGAGCCCAGCCCCACGACCAGTCCGGCCGGATGTGCTCCACGCGGTTGTTGAACTGGTCCCCGAGCCACGTCAGCACCACATCGACGTCGCCGGGGCGTACGCGCCCGGTGATGTATGGGGTGGTCGCCGGGGGCGGCGCGGAGAACACCGGCCAACCGTTCTGCGACACGGACATCTAGAACACCACCTCGTTGTTGTCGGCCTCGTTCTCGACGCTGTCCGGGTCGGCGTCGGGGAGCTGCTCGCCCTCCGGCTCGACGCCCTCATGGTCGGGGGCCTTGGGTGCGTCCGGGTCGGCGGTCGGGAAGTACGGCGGTTCGTCCGCCTCGATCGGGTCGGGGATCTCGGTCACTGCTGGGGTCCTTCCTGTGTGGGATTGGTCTGCACCGGCACCGAACCGGCCGGGAGCTTGTAGCCGTTCGGGTCGATCCCGGTGACGTTACCTTGCGCTGTGAGGCCGGTGTAGGTCCACAGTGCGGCGAGCACCATCACCGTGACGTTGAACCATCCCGGGATGTCGCTGACGCCCCCGTAGATCCCGGCGAGCGCGACCCCGCCGACGGTGGTCAGGCCGGTCGTGACCCACTGGATCATGAGCGCGATCTCGCGTGCCTTGGGGTATCGATTCAGGGGGTTCATCGTGTCCATCTCCTCATCGCTGGGTTGGTTGTAGGTTCGGGGTTCGTGCTCGGTGACGGCTCCGGCTCATCGGGCGGGTCACAGGTGACGGTCTCGCTGGTCCCGTCGGAGTAGTGGAAGACGAACGACCCAGTCCCCGAGGTGCACTCCACCGAATCAACGCCCCGTCCGGCAGCCCCTTCCTTGCCCTGCGGGCCCGGCACGGTCGAGTCGGCACCGGGAGACCCTGGAGCCCCAGAAGGGCCCACAGCGGTGGAATCTGCCCCGTCTGCGCCGCGTTTCCCGTCGCGGCCGTCCTTACCGTCGCGCCCATCGCGACCATCCTCGCCGTCACGACCATCCTTGCCGTCCTCACCGTCGCGACCAGCCGCGCCCGGGATCGCCGCCGGGGGATCCTTCTCGGTGACGGCCTCGGCCTGCTCGCACGCCTCCCCCTCGTACTCCCCCGCGTCACAGTCCGCCTTGACGGTCTCCCCGAGCTGCTGCCCCTCCTCGGCCGCCTTGGTCTGTGACGCGAGCACGATCCACCCAGACGCCGCGAACACCAGCAGCGACAGCACGAACACCGCGCCGCCGATGGTGAGCACCAGCCGAGTGGCCGGGTCCCGCGACGCCTTGACCGCCGAGGCGACCGCGCGCTGTTCCTCCTCGGCGTACTCCTCCTCCGTCATGCCCGTGCCCTCTCCCTTTCCAGTGCCGCCGCAAGCCGGGCCCGGTCCGCCTCACAGGCCGCTAGCTGCTCATCGCGCAGCGTGATCCGTTCGTCCTTCACGTCAAGCTCGGCTTGTCGTGCGTCGTCTCGGGCGTTCGCCGCCGACCGGGCCCGCTCGGTCCGGGAGTTGAGCACGGTCGCCGCGATCGTGACGACGCCACCGATGAGGGCCGTGACCACAGACCCGACCAAGGCATACAAGGCTGTTGACGCATCCACCAAACACCACTTTCTATCTGGTCCGGGTCGCCCGAGACTCGGCCGCCGCCCTACGCTTCGCCAGGACCGTACGCCGCCGCTCCATCCGCTCGACAGCGCTCGATCGTTGGCGTGTCACCCTTCCGTCCTGGTCGACCCCACCGAACGACCGGGCCCCGGGGATCTCGTACGGCCCCGGATCGGGGAACAGCCACCGCAGGACCGGTTTCGTGAGCGACCGGAACGACGCGTCATCACTGGAGAGCCACGCCCCCTTAGGCGGCTGCGCTGCCTGCGTCACCCACTTCGGGTCCTGCACCAGCTCGATCCCCCCGAGCTGCGCGACGTTGCCGTAGATGGTGCGTTTGTGCGGGGCCGGGACACCGAGCCGGTCAGCGAGCTGGAGCGCCTCCAACATCGCCTCCTTGTGCACGATCAGCGGGGCGTGTGTCTCGTACGACAACAGATCGCGATCTGGATACCGCTCGTGCAGCATCCGGGCCGTGGCGCGCATCCCAGAGGCCCACGTCGAGCGGAGGTTCACATACCGGGCTAGGCGTCGGTCGAGATCGCCGAGGTGCAGCGCTGGCATCGGGCCGACCGGCCGGACGGCGTAGACGTCATCCATCCACAGCACGAACGGATCAGAGACCCCCGGGTGTTTGCACATCGCCCGCAGGTGCCCGGTGGTGGTGGCGTACTTCGTGGATTGCTTGACCCGGGCGACCACGGTCACCGCCTCGGGGCCCTTCGCGACCCACGACGGGGAGGAGCCGAAGATCCACACCCGCTCGTGCTCGACGTGCGCCGCGAGCGACCGCAAGCTGTACCGCAGCTCCTCGACCGGGCCCGGCCGAACCATGTAGACCGCGTCCATCACCAGATCAGCCCTGCCTCGATCCATGCGGGGACCACCCAGACGACCAGCACGATCACCGCCAGCTCTAGGCAGATCAGGGCCCACTGCCCCAGCTCCTTCATGTGAGGAGCCGGTTCACGTGCTGGTCCAGGACACCGATCGCCGTGTATGTGTCCACAGCCTCGGACCAGTCCGGGACCTGATCCCAGGCATCGACGCACGCCGACACGGTCCGGTCGTAGGTGATCACCCGGCCGTTGAAGTTCTGAGACGACTGGACGGCCCACTCGTCCGCGTTCGTGATGATCCCGCCGAACTTCTGCCCCGACAGCATCACCCGCAGGTTGAGTGCCATCATCTCCAGCGCACACCGGCCGACGCCGACGCCGTAGGAGTAGCGCCGCACCGTACGCAGCGCCTTGCCCTGGTCGGGTTCGGTGAGTAGGTCGAGCTTCCATCCGGTCTTGATGAACGCTCGTCGCATCGCGTCGAAGTGCTTCCGCTTCGCCGGGGTGACGTTCCCGAAGTAGACCGCTCTCCCCCACCCGATGCGTGACTGGTCCGTCAGGTCGCCGGGCTGGTATTCGGCGCGGTGTCGGATCCAGTCGACATCAACCCGCATCGGGACGTAGACCGCCTCGAACCCGGCCGCGATGAGCGTGTTGACCAGCGGACGGTAGGCAGCCACGAACAGCACCCGCCGGACCCCCTGCGCCCGCAGCGCCGCTGAGACCCGGTTGGGGACCAGCAGCGGGGCCGCGTAGTCGTAGGTGTGCAGGTACTGCACCACGAGGTCGACCGGCCCGACGTCGTGCATGACCAGCGGCGGCGCGGTCGACACGACAACTTCCTGATCGTGCGCGAGCTTCGCCCACCGGCCGACGTGGTGCGTGCCGATGTCGCGGCTGTAGGTGTTCGCGCCGTTCTCCCGGCCGGTCTTCTGTTTGCGGTGCGACCACCACTCGTCGGTGTGGTCAATGACCCGTAGGCCCATGGCTGCCCCCTTGCTGGTGTGTGTACTGGTAACCAGTATCAATATCAGATCGGCTCAGTAGTAGGCCGTGACCATGATCCGCCCAGACGCACCAGCGCCGCCCACGTTGCCGCCCGAGTTGGCCGAGGCCGCACCCGACCCACCAGACCCATCACCAGACCCAGCGAACCCCGCAGCGGCACCGGTCCGGGGCTGCCCGCCGACGCCGTAACCCAACGGGCCGTCACCACCGCATCCGCTGTAGAACTGGGATGCGGTCAGTCGCACGGCCGGGTCTGACGGGTCGCCGTTGGACCGGATCAGCGAGGTCCCGAACGTGCCGAGGACCTGACCGCCGCCGGGCTCGGCCTGAACGACCAGCAGTGCCGCTGACCCCGCAGGGGCACCGACACCGCCGTCACCGCCGCCCATGATCCAGTCACCGAACTCGGAATCTTCGCCGTTCCCCCCGGCCCCGCCTGCCGCTGTTCCGCCCGCGCCACCATCGCCCATGGTCCACGAAACGCTGTCGGGCATGTCGTCGTAGGACACGCGCAGGTGGCACCCAGCGCCGCCAGCTCCGCCGCCAGCGACAGCGGCGCTGCCAGCGGCGATCGCGCCGGTCCCGCCGCCGCCGCCACCGCCGCCGACTACGACGACCTCGAAATACGAGGCGTCGGGCCAGTTGGCCTTGGTGAACGTCCCTGAACTCGGGGTCGCGGCGACCGCGAGAACGATCTCGGGCATCCGGTTGACGCCGCAGGTCACGAACGGCCGACGCTGGTCATCGATGACCGTGATCCCCGCAGAGGTCACCGTGAGCAACGCCAGCGTGACCGAGTTATCCGGCTCGGCCGGAGGGACCGGCGCAGGGGACGCGTCGCCGGTGACGATCTCCAGCTCGGAATCACACTGTGTGCCGCCCAGGCTGGAGTCGTTGACCCGGAACACCACCCGGTCGATACGCGAGTCGGTCGGGTCGCCGTCGTCAGCGCACAGGGTGACGACGCCGCAGTTGTGGACGCCGTAGACCCCCTGGCAGTCGCCGCCGAGGGTGGCATCGATCCAGGCACCGCCGGACGCGATGTCGACACAGAGCGGGTCTCCTACGTTCTGCGTCACCTCCAGCTCGTCACCGGTACGCATCGCAATGCCCTGTTCACACACGAACCGGGCGTCAGCTAGACGCATCTCCTGCGGGGTGTAACAGGTCGGGTCCTGACATGAAATCCATGTCGGGGTGGTCTCAGCCATGGGTGACCCCTTCCGGTCGTTGACTGGTCATCGGGTACGTCATTCGCCCTCCAGGGCATCGAGTCTAGATTCAAGCTCGGTCACCCGTTCCGCGAGCTGCGCGGTCGAGCGCTGCCCCCGCTCCAGGGTCGCCAACCGCCGCCCGATGTCTTGCAACAGGCGGCGAACATCGATCTGTCGAGGTATGGCGGTCACAGCGATTCCCCCTCATTCGGCCCGCAGCCACCGGGGCACGAGTCGGCCGGATCCTGGTTCAGGACCGTGTCGGATGCGCGGCCGACGGTGACCATGCCGAGTTCGCGGGTCATCTCGGCGTTGTTGGTGTACCTCCACGAGATGTCAGCGATCCGGACTCGGCCCCGGAACGTCACCGCGCCCTGTGACACGTTCGCGTTGATCGTGTCGCCCACGAGCACATCATCGGGGCCGATCTCGTGGCAGCCGGGGATGGTCGCGGCCGGGACCGCGACGGGCTCGCGGTTCATCTCCAGATACCCGCCCGTGTTCTCCGCGAGGGTGTTCAGGTTGGTGACGTCCTTCCACGCCGGGGCCGCGTCGAACCGGGGGTAGATGTTCGCCGGGTCCTCCCGCACTACCTCTAGCTGGTCCTGCTCCTCGCCCGCGCCGATCCCGTGGACGTGGGTGGCATGCGTGTCGGCGGAGACTGACAGGGAGTAGTCCGAGGCGTTGTGGTCGGACGTCACGGTGAGGTCGAGCTGCTCGCCGACCTCGTCCCTGAAAATCATCTGCGTACGCCACCGGTCGGCGTCGCGGATGTGGACGACCTCGTAATCGGGGCCGTTGACGACCTCGGTGAGCTGCTGGATCCGTTCCATCAGCTCGCCGTGTTCCCACGCCTCGTAAGTCCGGTCGCGCGAGAACAGCGACGGTGCGGCGACACCGGCGAGCGGGATCCCGTTCGTCTGTGCGTTGTTGACCAGGGACGCGCCGATCACGTTCTGTGAGACCCCGTTGAACGTCAGCGTCTCCTCGTGGTGTCGGCGCGCCAGGTAGTAGGTGATCTCTTTCATCTGCACCGTGGTGGTGCCCCCGTTCTCCGACGACTCGGCGAGGAACTCCTCGACCATCCCCGCCCACACTGGGACCCCGCCGACCGTGACGTAGATCGATGTCAGGTGCGGCCAGATGTTACGCACGAGAGTCGAATCCGTGGGGAGTACGACGTTGCCCTGCCCGGGCTGGTTCAGGGTGTTCTGCCATGCCGCCGAGATCGGGAACAGGACCGCGCGAACGATCCCGGTCCGCAGGTCGCACGCCTCGAACCGGACCACGCACGACGCGCAGCCACAGCCGGGGTTCTCCGCCGGGCTGGTGCTCATGCGACCAGCACCGACGGCCTGAAACACACCTCGGCCTGACCGTCGTCCCCGGCACCGAACGCGAGGAGACGAACCTCGTTCTCGCCCTCGGGCATACAGAACTGAGTCGTGTCGCCGGACAGGAACGACGTACGGTCCGCACCGGTGTCGGTGACGGCGGTCCCGTTCTGGGTGTTGATGATGATGGTCTGCCCGGTCTCGATCACGGCGTTGTAGTCGATCCGGGCCCCGGTCGTGATGTTCTCGACCGCCGGGTTCGTCAACTGGCCAGTGAGGGCGATCGTGGGACACGCGCACTCGGTGCCGATGTTGTCCATGATCACGCCCGCGCCCGAGGGTGACTCGTCGGGCGGCTGGGTGAAGCACATCCCAGCATCGGTCAGGCATAGGCCGTTGGTCGCGTCGAGGCAGACCTCGCCCAGCGTCGGCAACCCGGGCTCCAGGATCGCGCACTCCTCGCCGCTCCCGGGGGTGCCGCACTCGTCCAGGATGTAGAGCCGGTGATCCTGGGAGTCGAACCGCAGCGTCGCCTGCCGACACCCCGACGCCGATCGGGGCGTCGTGTCGAGGAACACGCGGGGGCGGCCGATCACCCCGAACGGGCCCGTCAGCGACCGGTCAACGAGCCCGGTCTCGGGGTCCTCCTCGCCGTGGCAGTCGGTGAAGATCACCAGCTCGGTTGTGCCGCAGTGACGCGACCACGCCTTAGACAGCTCCCGCCACCTGCGCGGCACCGTCCCGCACACCGAACAGTCGCCCTGTGGGCACACCGTCACTTCCTCCAGGGTGACGATCCGGTTCTCGTACCAATCGGACCCGAACCGGACCCCGTCGCGCTGGGGGAAGGTCACATCGGTGGTGCGCAGCACGGGCATCCCGAGCCCGTCGGGCTTGAACGACAGCTCGCCGATCGGGTGCGGTGTCGCGTCGCCGGAGCCGTCGATGCACAGCTCGGGCTCGTCGTCGCAGCCGCCTGACAGATAGATGTCGTTGAGGCGTACTCCCCAGGGCATATCAGAACGCTCCGCTCGTTCGTACGCCCGCACCGACCGCGTATTTCAGCGACCACGTGATGTCCCGCAGGAGGTCCGCTCCGGCGGCCGGGCCGTTGTTGATGAGGGTGATGTTGTTGGTCTGGTTCCCGCCGGTCGCCTGCGCCCCGGCGACCATGCGCCGTGACTCGCTGTTACTGAACACCGACGATCCGCCGGGCAGCGCCAGTAGCTCGGGGCCGCGTTCGCCGACGACCGCGAGGCCGCCGCCGAAGTTGCGGACACCGCTGGCGAAACCGGGGATGTTGGGGAGGTTGATCGCCGGGATCCGGTTGATCGCCGAGATCAGGGAGTTCACGGCCTCGATCGCGCCGTTGATCAGGGAACGGATCGTGCCGACCGCGCCGGACAGCCCGGAGGACAGGCCCGACCAGTTGATGTTGAGGCCGCCCCGGAGACGGCCGATGAACCCGAGGATCGAGGACACGCCTCGCGACACGATTCCTGTGATTCGTGACCACGCCGACGACACGGCCCCCGAGACAGCGGAGAACCCGGAGACGACAACCGAGCGTACGCCGGAGATCGCGCGGCCGACCGCGCCCCGGATCGAGGCCCACGCCCGGATCGTGATCGATGAGACGGTTGCCCAAGCTGCGGACACGGTCGCCCGGATCCCGGCGACCACGGACGCGATGGTGTTGCGGATCGCGGCCCATTGGGTCCGAGTGGATGCCGCGAGCCGGGTCCATGCCGCCTGTCCAAGGTTGGCGAGGGCGGTGAACACCGCGCGGGCCCGGTTGACCTGTGCAGTCACGAGCCGGATCGCGACGGTCAGGACCGTCGCTGTGGCCGTCACAACGAACCCGAGAGCCTGAAACACGACGCCCGCCGACCGGGCCCCGCCGAACGCTTGGAACAGCTCCTGTAGGGCCGGGAGGACCTCGCGGAACCCGTTCATGATCGCGTCGAACCAGGGTTGCATGACCTGTTGCGCCTGGGTGAGTCCGGCGATCATGTTGGTGATAGCGGGAATGATTCCCAGAATGCCGACAGCGAGCGCCGCGAACTGCTCCGGGTCGATCGCCGACGACAGGGTGATCAGGCTGTTCGCGATCGACTCGAACAGCGCCGGTAGCCGGTCACCGATCTCGGTCAGGATCTCGTTGAACACCTCGGTCACCGGGCCGATCGCGGGGCCGAGAGCCTCGAACGCGCGCCCGAGCTGGGAGGCGAACACTGTGACCACAGGGGCCATTGCGGCGAACGCGTCGCTGAGAGCTGGGGCGAGCCCGTCGAACGTACGCCGCGCGAACTCGGCGATGCTGGTCAGGGTCGACTCGAACGGGATAGCCATCTCCCGCAGATCCCCGGCGATCCCGGCAAAGACCTCCTGAAACGCCGCACGTACCTGGGGTGCCTGTGCCGCGAACACGATCCCGAGCCCGGCGAGCCCGGCACCGAAAGCGGTGATGAACGTCCCGGCCGCCAGGGTCCCCGCGAGCGGCATCGCCGCCACGATCGCGGTCACGACCCCGATACCGATCAGCGGGGACCCGATGATGCCGCCTTGGATCGCGCGAGAGAACCCGGTCGCGATGTTCGATGCGCCGTCGATCAGGGACCGCGAGAACGACCGGTTGAAGTTCAGCCCGAAGTCAGTCCCGGACTCGTCACCGACCCGGGCAAACCCCTGCCGGAGCTGGCTCGACGCGCCGCGTACGGCCTCGGTGAACCGGACCCGGTCGACCTCGGCCCCGATCCGGATGCTGTTCTCCACCGCCCGCAGCTCCAGATTCGCGCGGCGTACGGCCTGTTGGAATGAGGCGGTGTCGAGGTCGCCCTCGATCCTGGCAGCTTCGAGGGTCTGCCGGAGCTGAAAGTTCGCTTGCTGCGCGGCACGCAAGAACGAGGCGTCATCGAGGTCCGCGCCGATCTCGACGTCACCGACGAACTTCTCCAGCTCCTCGTTCGCCTCGCGAGCCGCCGCCCGAAACGACGACTCGTTCAGCTCGGCGTCTACCTGGATCTCGGCCCGGTCAACGGTGACCACCCCGTCACACCCCTCTCACTTCTGGTTCTTCGTGTCGCTGAACTTGTCTTTCAACTGCTGGTTGTCCCACGTCCGCAGGTACGCGTAGTCGTGTGCCGCGTTGAGGTACTTCCGCATCTGGGAGGGCGTCTCCTGAGAGATGATCGCGATGTTGCGGCGGTGCAGGATCCACACCATCTCGACCCACGACCACTCCCGCCACCTGAGTCCCTGCTCGTTCCATCCGGAGACGAGGTCCGGCCAGATCGACCGCGCCGCGCCCCAGATGAGAGTCAGGGTTCGGTAGGGAAACCCGTCACCTCCTCCATCAGCTTCGCGGCGAGCCGGGCCAGCACCATGGGGCCGTACCGGCGCTCGGCGAGGAACGGCTCGCGGTCGTCTTCGTTGTAGAGGAGCCCGGCGACCGCGCCGCGTACGGCCTCGACCAGCTCGGCGGCCTCGTCCATGTCGATGTCGCCCGGTTCGCGGTTCTCCCACCCGGCTACGGCCGACTGGACCGCAGCCCAGGCGTCTACCTCGGGGTCAGGGTTGAAGTGCCACAGGTGCTCCTCGCCGGGCCCGAGGCGGATCGGGATGGGCCGGAAGTCGAACCCGATGTCGACGGCGTCCCGCTCGACCCCCATATCGATGGGCGCGCGACGCGCTACGGGGGTCTGTGCGGCCTGCTGCGCCTTGGGTGGGGTCTTGGGCCGTCGGTCCTGCGCGGGGCGCTTACGGGCCGCCGCAGCGGACGGGGTCAGCGGCTTCGACTGCCGCTTGCTCCGGGTCCCGGTGTCCTCGGTGGTCTCGACGCTGGTCTCTGTGGAGGTGGTCTCAGTCATGGGCACATCCTAGATAGCGACTAGTTCGAGAACGGGGTCTGTCGCACCGCGTTCGACATGAAGTGGGTCGCCCGGGTTCCCTCGCGGCCGATCTTGCGGGCGATCGGGAACGCCGCATCCGGGTTGATCCCCTTGTATCTGGTCCACCTGCGGATCGCGTCCACCGGCGGCATCCGGCCGGGGCCCCGGCCACGCTCCACAAACAGGGAGTACGGGACGTCGGCGACCACCGTGAACCCGGTCGCGAACCGGCCGCCCCTGGTTCGTTGCTGTGTCACCTTGATCGATCCCCGGAGCTGACCCGACGCGACGGGCGCGAGCTGACCAGCACGACGCGCGATCCGGTCGGCGTGCCTGCGGGTCACCCGGATGATCCCGCCGTCCGGCCGCAGCATCTTCACCATCACGTCGTTCGGGTTGACCCCGTCCGTCACGGTTGCCATGTCAGCCGCCGGAGACGTCTACGGTGATCCGGGCCGCGAGCATGGAGCATCCGCCCTCGGGGTCGGAGTCCACGGCGAGATCGCGCCACCGCATCGACATCCCGGGGCAACAGGTCAGGGCCTGCCACACGATGTTGAGGTCGCGGCCGAGGTCCTCGGCGGCCTGCTCCTGATCCTCGATCGTGGGGAGTTCGATCCCGTCGGCGGTCTTCGTGACCGTCGGGTAACAGCGCGTCAACACGATGGTGAAGTCGGCGGCGACCGCACGCTGTCGGCACGGGTAGACCTGCGTGACCCGATCCAGCGTCCGAACGTCGGCCGGATACATCGTCTCGAAATTGATGGTCAGGTCACCGGTGATCCCGGAGCCGTCCTCGCACTCACAGCACGGGCCCACCAGCGGCGGCCCAATCGTCGGGTAGCAGTTGCACGCCGGGCGCTCCGCTTCCTCCAGCGCCGCGCACACACAGTCGAGGAGCTGCGACGCGACCACGTTCAGGTCAGCTACCACAGCAGCCACCGCCACGCACCGAGACAAACAGCCCGTTGGGTCCGAGCCCGTTGCCGGTGTGGCCGGGCACCACGAGATCCGGCGACCACACCCGGCCGGGCAGGACCGCCGAGGCGGGGTTCACGGCCGCGATCCAGCCGGTGACCTCGGGAAGGAGGTTGTTGATGTCGGAGTCGCGGAGGGTGATGGTGACGCCCTGCGCAGTGACCTGGGTTGCGTTCTTCGGGATCCGGCATTTCTTGTCGCCCCGGCACGCCCGGACCAGCTCACACACCAGCGTCGCGGCGACGTCGAGGGCCCACGAGTCGGGCTCCTCCCCCACCACCGCGTCGACACAGAACGTCCCGGCTTCACCGCACTCGGCCCACCGGGAGTCACGCCCCGGGAACCGGCCCGGCGGCGTACGCCACAGGGTCTGTTTCTCGATGTCGAAGCGCCACAGCTCGGGGTCGAGGGTCGCGCCGCCGACGTGCACGTTCGTCACCGAGGTGACGTACATGCCGTTGGGGCCCTGGAGTCGGATCCCGTCGGCACCTCCACAGCACCACGAACGACAGGTCGAACAGGGCCCCAACGGACGCAGCTCGGCGGCACAGACACCGATGCGGTATCCGGACCACCGCGTCATCATGTCGGACACCTTCGCGATGATCTGCTCTATGCGGTCGGCGTCCGCCGGGGACTCGGCGGGTGACTCATCGAGCGGGGGGCAGCAGTCCGCCGGATCGATCGGCCAGACGCAATCCAGAACCGGCACTACTGCCCCCTCATATCGATGATCGTCACTACGGGATTCTCGTAACGGGTACGGGAATCATTACGGATTGCGGTCAGGCCGCAACCGGCGACTCGGCCGGGGACTCGTCGCTGACACACGGAACCGGCGGCTCCACCGTGTCCACGATCCCGCACACGTCCGGCGGCACCGCGCCCGTGAACTGGAACCGGTGACAGCCCGACGGCAGACAGTCCGTAAGCCACTCGGCGTCACCCGTGGCCGGGTCACACGCGAGCGGGATCGGACCCGACCCGAGCGCGTGCGCGGCCTGCGTGTTGCCGGTCAGCCGGATCACGTTGTCCTCGCTACCCGGGTCGCCGTCCTCGGTGAGACGGGCGTCCTTGACCGGGTAGACCCGGACCCACCGCTGACAGCCGGGGTCGGTGCTGGTCGGGTCGCAGGCGTCACCGCCGAGGATCTCCTGCCACACGACCACCGCGACGTTGAACCGGTCCCGGGTGCAGTCGCTCCACCCGATCGCGGCCCCGTTGTGCATGACGGGCTGTGCGCCGCCCGCCTGCGCGACCCACTCGGGATCGAGCCACTCGAAATCGACGTTGACCTCGATCGACGTCAACGACTGCACACCGGGGATCTGAACCCGGATCGAGCCGTCGGCGCACCGCTTGGTGAACTCCTCGCCCTCATCGATGTTGTCCGAGGTCGACAGCCCCGCAGGGCATGTGTCGATGTAGCCGGTCCCGGGTCCGTAGATCGGGGACAGGCAGTCGTCCAGGAGGAACAGACCAATCTCCCGGATCCGTCCCCGTACCGGGGTATCACACTCAGCCATTTCTCTATCTCCTGTAGGTCAGTCGGCTTAGGCGGCCGGGGACTCGTCGGGCGGCACCGGGCAGGCGGGAACCGTCGCGTCGATGGACAGGTTGATGCACTGGTCGAACGCGACGATCCCGGCCCGCAGCGCGTACGCCGAGACGTCGTTCTTCCGGATGTCGACGCCCTCGGTCGTGGTAGGGGCGTTGACGGCGGCCCACACGGTCCCGGTCGCCCAGAACCGCACGAGGTCGTCGGCGGGGTCCTCGTAGCCCGGGGACACGATGACCCTCGACCCAGCCGGGGTGAACCCGTTCGCGTCGATGAGCTGCGCGTTCCCGAGCCACGTCGCACCCTTCGGGCTGACGTGGATCCAGACCCGCTCACCGAACCCGGTCGCGGCCGCAGCCGCTTCGAGGCAGGCGAGCGCCGTCACGATCGCCTGTGCCCCGGCGGGGACGACACCCAGGGCGGTGGCGTCGTCCAGCTTCGGGGCCCCGGTGTCGGCAAGGTCCGACTGGAGTTGACGGCCCATCGCCCATTCGGTCGTCGCGTCCAACCGGCCGACTGCGAAATCGACGTGGTTCAGACGGGACAGGGTCGAACAGGTCGAGCCCTGCTCGATCGGGAACGAGGGGAACTCCTCGACCTGTGCACGGTGCGCCTCGTCCACGGCACTGATGCACTTGTTCCGGACGATCGGCTCTCCGCAGCCGTAGAACGGGACCTCTAGCCCGAACTCCCACCCCTCGGGAGGGGTGACAGCAGCGGCGAGGATGCCGCCCCGCGAACGGGACGGCTCCAGCACCGCAGGCGTCTTAGGTGTGAACGTCGTCACGGGACGACCTCCTCTCAGCTACGCCTCTAGCTCAGAGGGCGGGGGACTCGTCGGCCGGGCACGGGGCGGAGTTGCAGACCTCGACCGGGTTCATCAGGTGCTTGGCGTTGCAGACCCGCGCGAGGAGACCCTCGAACGACTCGGAGAACGCGGCGAGCTTGTTCTGACGGTTCAGGTCGTGGTCACGGATCTCCGTACCCAGGTCGAGCGTGCCGCCGTCGAGGAAGCTGAACGAGCCCTCGGGGAACAGGATCCCGTCGGCCACGGCCGGGAGGGGCGTCAGCGGGCCGTCGACCTGACCGGGGCTCTCCTCCTCGATCGGGTTCACGTCGGGGGTCCACACGGGGGTGATGCCCTCGTTCGCGAACGCGGCGGCGATCTGCGCGTTCGTACGCTCGATGTCGTCCGAGGCGAGGCGGCGGGCCCGCAGGTCCATCCGCATCGCGGTCTGAACCCACTCGGGCAGGACGTAGGTCATCATGATGTCGCGGTAACGCTGGTCCTGACGGATCGTCGCGGCGGCCTGCGCGGCACCGTTGAGGACGGTCAGGTAGACCGAGCCGGTCGCCTCGACGTCGTGGTTGGTGACGCCCGGGGCGGTCACCATCTTGTTGAACAGCGCGACCTCAGCGATCCGAGCCTGGAACGCGGCAACAGCCTGGAGCCACGCGGCCCACTGCTCCGGCGCGAAACGCTGCTGAAAGTTGCCGATGGTGAGGCACGCGTAGATCGCCTCGACGTTGGTGCGGATCGAGTCCTCACACTCGATTTCGAGGCACTGCTTCCACGTGGTCTCGTCGTTCGGGTCTACGGCGGCGTCCTCCTCACAGGTCCACAGCGCGGCACCGGTGGAGGGCAGGCACACCGGCGGGAACGTCTCGACAGCTCCGGCGGTCTCCGCGCCGAGGGTCGGGAGAGCGTCCCGGATCGGGCGGTACTGCGAGGAGTACACGGGGTTGTCGCGGATCGGCTCCGCGAGCGAGCAACAGCCACCCGAGGCGGCCACGGCGTCGACGCCGAGGAGTGACTCGACCAGACGCGTGTTCCCGGAGATGTTGCCCGGGAGGGTCCGCTCGGCGGCGAACTCGGTGGAGACGCGGACGACGCGCTCCTTCCCGGCCTTGATGGAGCCGGACGCGCGCTTGAATGCCGCGCCGATGTCGTACCAGGTGGCGTCGTCGTTGCGCTCGCCGCCGAGGGTGACCGAGATCGTGGTGTCGGCGTGCCCGGTGTCGGGCTCCTTCACGATCGTGGTCGAGGTCTTCGGGGCGAGCCCGAGCCGGGCGATCGCCTCGGTGATGGGGAGGACCTTCGCCGAGGCGGACACGGTGTCGTCCTCGTCGCCGGGCTCGTCCTCGGTGCCCTCGGGGGCGTCGGGGTTGGGGATGTCCTTGAGGAGGTCGTCCACCTCGGCGGCGGCGGCCTGCTCGGCGGCCTCGGCCTCGGCTACGGCCTGCGACGCGAGCTTGTGGGACTCCATCAGGGAGTTGAGGGCGGCGAGGTCGCCGGACTTCTTGTTGGCGTGCAGCTCGCGGGCGATGGTGTCGCGCGCGGCCGACAGCTCGGCGGAGGTCGGGGCGTTGTCGGAGCCGACGCGGCCGAGGATTTCGAGTGCCTGCGTGATGTTCACGGCGGGACCTTTCTGCACAAGTTGAGTGGTCTTTGTGCGGTCCCACCGCAGGCGGTTCGGATGGTTGGGCACGTCCCACGTGCCACACGAACCCCATTCCTGACGGCACCTTAACACCGGGCGGGGCGTACGCTGGAGGTTTCCTCTCCCCATTAGTTGACAGGTCGTGGACTAACGGGTAGTGTTCTACCTGTCGGGCCGAGAGGCGGCCCCCGAGCCCGGGAGGGCCCCATGTCTGTTCTCAACACCCCCAACGAGGTCGCCGCCCACGTTGCCGCCCACGGCCACCAGGGCATGGCAGCGCTGGAGCGTGCCGGGTTCTGGCAGTCCACCGTCCACCGCGCGATCGAGATGCGCCTCATCCGCGAGGTCCCGCGCCTCGGCGGATACGTCGCCTCCACCGACGTCACCCGGTCGGTTCTCGGCGACACCGTCGCCAGCCTCTGACCCCGGTCGGGCCCGCAAGGGCCCGGCCCGCCACCACCGAACACACCACACCCGCAGGAGCCCCCGATGTCTTTCATCCACGTCAGCGAGCACTACACCGCCCCCCACCGCCACGACACCGCCGCCGAGGCTCGCGACTGCGAATACGCCGCCGCCTGGGAGGACGCTCACGCCGACGTGCCGACCTGCTCGATCTGCGACGGCATCGGCCACGGCTACCCCGGTGCCGGTCCCTGCCCCCTCGAATGCGACCCGATCGCCTGGATGGAGACCGAGGCCGACGAGGAACGCGCCGCCGCCATGACCCGAATGCTCCTGTCCGCCTGACCACCACCCCGAGAGGAACCAGCCATGCCGAAGCTCGCCCCCGGCGCAACGATCCGCGCCAACAACAGCACCCACGGACTCGCGCCCGCCCGCGAGATGGGCCCGGACGAGATCGTGACCAAGGTCGAGCCCTACGACCTGTCGATCTGGACCGACGCCGGGAACTACCACCTCGGCGGCACCTACATGATCGTCCGGAACGTGTCGGCCTGCTGCGGAGAGTCGTTCTCCCGGCCCTCGCGCGACGCCGAGTGGACGTGTGACAACTGCTACAAGGTCTGCCCCTGACACACCGACACGAGAGCCCCCAGCCGATCGGCTGGGGGCTCTCCTGCTGTCCGCCTACTCGGTGGCGGTGCCCGTGTCCTCGGCGGGCTCCGGGAACTCCAGCACCTGACCAGCGACCAGCGCAAGAGCCGTGGACATCTGGTCGAGCTTCGCCTCGATCGCGTCCAGCTTCGCCGCGAACACCTCGCCGCCCTCGTGCACGATCGTGGTGTTGTTGACCGGCGCATCGCTGGTCGCCTCGATCTCGGCCGCTTCCTCCTCCGGGTCGATCTCCTCCCCGAGGACCATCGGCTCGGGCCCCGTCATCGCGGCACCCGACGCGGCGACCGGCCATGCCTGCGTCGGCACGAGGTGAGCACCCACGACGTTGCGGCCGTGCCGGGTCGGGGACATCTCGACCGACGCACCCATGGTCATGGCGCGGTGGAGCTGCGCATCGGTGATGTCCGGCATCACGACCCCGGCGATCAGCATCCCGGCCGGGTCGTCGTAGCCACGCACGGCCGCAAAGATCTCGCGGCCGTCCTCGTACTTTGCCAGCTCGTGAGAGGTGACGCCCGGCTTCATCATGGACTCGGTCGAGGCGTGCAGCCCGAACATCGTCAGCGCCCCGAGACGGATCGTGGTCCCGTCGGAGAGGCGGCGCGGCATCCCCGAGTTGAAGCGCCGCAACTGCGGGTCTGCGTCGCCCGGGTAGGTGAAGCACTGCGTTCCGTACTTCGGGTTGGGGTGGCACACACCGGCGGGCGCAGCGGTCCCGAAGATGTGACGCAGGCCGTTCTCGTCCGGCGGCATGATCGTCAGCGGGCCCGGCTTCGGCTTCGCGACGTACTTCGCGGGGATCTCGTCCACTCCGGCGACACCGATCGAGGCGGCCACTGCGTCGTCAGGCTGCGAGGTCTCGCCGTAGACGCGTTCGAGCCCGGAGATCGTGCCGACGATGGTGCCGGTGTGGTCGCCCGCGTCGCGGTTCCAAATGATCGGGATCGGGAGCGCGGCCTCCCACGTGAAGGAGTCCAGCGGGAAGAACCGCATATCGCCGGTCCACAGGCCCTCGAACGTGATCGGGCCGGTGATGTTGCCGTCGTCGTCCAGGGTCGGGTTGGCCTTGACGAACGCGGGCGTGTCCACCACGGCGAGGTGCTGGATCATGAACGGCACGTCGGCGAGGAGCGCCTCGGCCTCCTCCCACTTCTCGGCCGCGATCAGCTCGTCAAGGAGTTCCTTGTCGGGCATCTTCTCGGAGTCCATCGATGCGCCGATCGAGACGCGGGCGAGGCCCTCGGCGAACAGCTCGCGGACTCGGCCGATCGCGGCGGCGGTCTCGGGGTCGTCGGAGTCGTGCAGGTGGCCACCGGTGGCGACGATCGCGGCGGTCCCGGACTCGTCGGGGTCCGGGTCGTCGGCCCCCTCGTCGGGGTCGTTCTCGTCGGGCTCGTCGGTGTCGTCGTCGGCCGCCAGCTCGGCGGCCGGGTCTACGTCGAGGTCCTGGGCGGGGCAGTCGCCGCACGCCTCGAACTCGGCGATGTCCCGGTTCAGCCACGTTGCGAGCTTCGCGAGGTTGGCCTCGTCGGGGACCGACCCGTTCTTGATCCGGGTGAACAGCGACGGATAGAGCCCGGTCTGTGCCGAGACCTCCACCCAGTTCAGGGGCTTGTCGTGTCCGGCGAGCTTGGCGAGCGCCGTACGGCGGTCCTCCAACGCTGCCAGCAACATGCGCGCATCGATTTTCATGCGGCCGATCGTACGCCCGCAATTTGCAGGCAGGAAGGATCAGGCGGCCGGGTTCTCCTCGGTGGGTCGCGTAAATCGTCCGGTGCGGGTGTCTCGCCAACGGATCTGTAGTTGACACATGCAGTGCTGGTAGTTGACGTCCTGGCGGGGCAGGACCTCGAACGCGTCGACCTCACGTTCACGGCGGCCGTTCATCGCCCTGTGCGGCTCGTACACGCCGCCCTGGAGCCCGGGGAACCAGCGCCACGTGTAGGCGTCCGGGATCACCCCCACACGCTCCAGAGCGGCCGAAACGATCGGTCCCTGTGCCATACCGGGCACGTCAGGCACCCCCGGCGGTGTCGATGATCCGCTGACGCTGGTCGGCGGGCAGCGGCTGCGCGATCTCGGATGAGAGGGTGTCGAGGACGTGAGCTGTCATCGCGTCGAGGAGCGCCCGTGTCGAGGCGGCGGTGTCGGCGTCGGACCAGATCGGCGCGGCGTCCGCGCCCAACAGGTCGGCGATCTGCTGCTGAACGGTCACGACGCGGCGACGCCACCACGCTTCGATCCCGGCGAGTGCCTGCGACACGATGTCTTCGACCTGGACCCCGGCACCTTCGAGGACGCCCTCGCCGAGGAACGCGGCGACCTGGTCGTTCGGGACGTCCCTCGGGACCTTCGCGCGGAGGTCGCCACGGGTGCGGGCTTTCGCGCCGACCCGCTCGCGGGCGCGTTCGGTGGCCTGCTGGGTGAGGCCCCCAAGCTCGGCCAACAGGGTGGAGTCGATCAGGGCGAGATCCTCGGACAGGCGGTCCAGCTCGGGGCGTGTCATCGGTTCGTCCTCCCGGGATCCGATCGAGGCGGTCGCCGGTCCTTCGCTGCCCGGCTGGGTGATCACGGGCCCGGTCCCGAGCTGCCCGAGGCGGATCAACAGCGACAGGTCGTCCTCGGTGAGTTCGGCGTCCTCGGGGATCCCGAGGACCTCGCGGAGGTAGGCGAACCCGATCGCGCCCCGGTCAAACGCGGCCTTGGCGTCCTCGACGCTGGAGCGCTTCGCGAGCATCTCCGTCGGGTCGGGGGTCACCTTGACCTCGGTGCCCTCGGAGAGGATGAACGTCAGCGCCTCACAGGCCACGGCGGCGACCAGCTTCGCGACGGGCTCGATGTGGGAGCGGTAGCGGTCGGCGTCGAAGAACTCGGCGGTCGCACGGCTCGGTGCCTGGAGACCTAGCAGCAGCTCCGGCGGGATCGGGAGCCCGAACGCGAGCCGCTTGATCGCGGCCGAGATCCGGTCATCGATGCGTTGGTCGTACGGCATCTCCGGGACGATCCAGTCAACCGGGCCCCGAGTGGTGTTCATCAGGGACTCGGCGGCGCGCAGCGAGATCGGGCCGGATGCACCGGGGTTCTTGATCTCGGCTTGCAGGGCCTCGTTCCACGCATCCCAGAAGTTCGAGCCGTTCGCGAACTCCACGTTGTCGGCGGTCACGATGATCCCGCGCATCGCGGCACGGTTGCGTGACTGGCCACGCGAGACCAGGGACAGCCACACCAGTTCCTCTAGGACGTCGATGACGCCGAACAGGGGTGCGTCGGGGGC